GCATCGGCGTCTGACACAGTGAGTACATCTATCCAGTTGAAGTCGGAGCTGATTCTTGCTTGCAACTTGGCGGTGTCACCACTGTTGCAGTTAGTTTGGAAAATTCCTGTACGGTTTCCACGAGTCTCGAACTTAAGAGCGTCCGAGTCATAAGAGACCGTGAGGCTTGGGGCTGTGAATTGTTTTAGAGCGTATGACATTTAAGACCTCTTAAATACTTAAAATATGGAAAGCCGACCCCATAGGGGCCGACTCTTGTGTTACTTAACTATGTGTTACTGTACTCTAGACTTATGCTCCTACAGCAATGACCTTGAGAGCTTCAGTGTTTAACAACATAGAACCCACACGCTTACGAGTGTAGAAAGATACAGCACCGTGAGCACTGTACGGGTCACGTAACATGCTTACACCAACACGATCGACAACCTGATAACCAGCACCAAAATCACCGAAGATAACGGGCATGTTGCCAGCACCAATGTCAGCCATGTCATCATTGATAACAATCTCGAATCCGAAGATACGTGAAGCGGCGGCTTCAGTGATGTTGCGCTGTAGGAAGTACTCTCCGTCAGTAGTCTTAAGATCTACCAAAACGTTGTGAGTAGCTCGGTTCATCATAAACTTAGAGCCAGCTAGGTAGCCAGTCTTAGTGTTCAAGACAACAGAACGTAGCAAGTTGATAACTGCATCAGAAGTAGCGCCTAAAGAAGCGGCTTCGCCTGATTTGATTACCTGATACTTACCGAAAGCACGAGTAGCATCGCCAGCAGTATAAGCGGCAGTAGTGTCTAGACCGTTCAAGATTCCAACAGGCTTGTTGGTTCCGTTTCCGTCCAAGAATGCTTTGTTTTCTTGCTCAGAGAACTCACGAGCGACTTCAGCAGATAACCATGCTTCAACATTGAACATGGAGTCTTCTAGGACGTGCTGATACGCTTTTGGCGAAGCGAACACTTCACCAAAGACAGCACTGATCTTAGCAAGCTCTGGCGAACCAGTGTTAGCTCGTGCGGCAGTCTCACCGACCCAGCCTGAAGCGGCTCCGCCGATAGATACTAGCTGGCTGTAGTCAGTAGTAGAAGTAGAGATACCACCTACTAGGCTACGGATAGGGCTACGCTCGTGTTGTAGTGCAATGATAGAAGACGCTACTTCTGTAGGTAGAGCGAATCCACCTTGTGCGTCTACTGAGATTTGAACGTCAGCGGCTTTAGCTCGAAGTCCTTCAACGCCTTTACGAGCGAAAGTGCCCAAAAGATCTTTATTTTCCATAGTATTAGTTTCCTTAACAGATTTAGTGGAGAGAGTCGGTCGAGAGCTTTTAGCTTCGAGGACTTCTAGTTTCTCATTGAGTGATTTAATTTGTGCTTCAGATTCAGACTTAACTGCTTCAAGGGCGGCGGTTGATGCTTTAGTTTCAATTTGAGCTTCAGTCTCTATGGACTTAGCTTCTAGTGCGTCAGCTACGTGCTTAAGTGTTACGTCTTCGTCTTCGATTGATGCTTCGACTTCAATAGATTCAGGTGCGTCAGATTTAATCTCGGCTTCGACTTCAACTACCTCTACAGCCACCTCTTCGGACTTAATCTCTTCTACTAGTTCGTCTACAGCTTTTACTTCTTCAGTCATATTACTTTCCTAAGATTTTAAGCATTCGCTTTAGCTCAGATTGAGCCTCCGCCTTTGCTAGTTTTGTAGAGTCATGGGCTGAAGCATCACGCTCAGATTCCAATCCACTAAGACCCTTCGCTAGAACGGCCTTCGCCTCACGTCGTGATAAACCTGCATCGCGCAGACTTTTCTCGAGTGATCGAACGTCGTAACCGCTTTTAATGGCAGTTATGACAGACTCTTGGTTCGCTGGTATTGCTACCAAACTTATTTCGTGCAGGTCTACTTCATGAAGTAAGTTAGCACCTGATTTGCGATCGTATTCCTCACGCACGACACGGTATCCGATAGACATGGAATCCAAAGCACCATCCTTCAGCAGTGCGTAGGCTTCGTCGGCATCTCGGACGCCCTTCGTTAATCTACCCTCGACATACAGACCCTTCTCGTCTTCTACCATAACTTCCCAGACGCCAATAGGTCGGGTAACGTCATGGTGAGCTAACATCTTCGGCGTAGTGCCAGCGGTTAGGTGCTTCTGAATAGACTTAAGAAAGGCTCCACGCATAGTGATGTCACCGGCGCGGTCTAAGTGGTCGAACGTATTGGCATAACCTGAGAACTTGCGAGTATCCTCTGCATCAGCAGAGAAGCTCTTAGCGTCGAAGGTTACGTCTAGTCTTTGAATAGTGTCAGTACCGCATGGCTCACATATAGTGCCGTCGGTGCAACACATACCGCTAGGCTTCGTCATCGGTTGGCTCCTGTGGTTCTGGTTGCTCTGTGTCACCGAATGTAAGGTTGTTAGACTGAGAGACATACTCGTCACCGCCTTCTCGTGGGTTGTATCCTAGCTCCATTCGAGCCTCATTAGGATTCATAACGCCAGCAGTTATAAGGGTGTTGTATGTATCTACTCTAGTAGCCATATCGGTACGTAGTAGGTTAGATGTGTCGAACTTAAAGCACTGAGTATTAACATTTAATAATGCTTTATTTAAACGGGCTTCTATTAACATCAGATACGGTAAGATCGTAGCTTTATAGAATGCTAGATCTTGGTGCTCAATGTTAGAGAACGTGGCGCGGTCCAAGTCACCGATCATGTGTGGGGGAACTCGGAACATTGCACATATCTCAGATCGTGTGTACTTACGCATATCTAAAAGCTGTACATCTACCGGTGTCATTGATACAGGTGAGAACTTCAGCCCCTGTTCTAGGATCGCCACCTTATGAGAGTTAGAGACACCACCATGTGAAGCATTCCAAGACTGTTTGATATTCTCGAACGAATCGTCGTCTAAAATGCCATCAGTGTGTAGAACTCCTCTAGGGGTTGCATCATTAGTAAAGACATTCGCCGCGTAGTTCCTTGCGTCAATACCAGCACCAATAGAATTAGCGTTATACTGTATAGGTGATATACCAGTCACCCCATCCAGAGACATACCACGGATATGTAGGATCTGGTCGGAGCTTAATACGTCTTGCTTCCCATTATCGAAAGTGACCACATAGACTACGTTGTACTGTGAATCCTGCTGTACTGATACGTTTTCAGTCTTTAACGGTAGGATCTCGACAACTTTACCCGAGCTAGTCTTATTAATGTATCCGTAGAAGTTACCGGATAGGCATAAGTTAACCATAACGTAGCTGAAGAACTCAGCGCCCGTCTGGTAGTCGTTGGGGCTGTTTAGCATTAGATTGTGTAGAGGAGCCGAGTAGTGTAGTTCCTTACCGGCGGCAGTGTCTCGGTATAGATGACAAGGAAGTGTCGCCATAGTGTCCGAGAGTACTTTCACACAGGAGTACACTGTGTTAAGCCGCATAGCCTGCTCGTTAGTAACAGACTTCGTACTACCTGAGACACTCCCGAAGAAGTCAGATAGCGCGGCGCTGTTAAATGGTAGGCTAATGGGTGCCGCTTTCTCTTGGGTTCTACCCCAGTTGAATAGGGCCATAATGGCCTCCTGTGTTTTTGTTTTATAAGGTTCTGATACCTCGCTTTTTGTAGATGTCTTTAACAAGACCTCCATTAACTTTTAGACGACCAAGGGCCATAATCAAGGCTATAACACCATCAATTTTATTTTTATCGCCCTGCTTTTTCACCTTTATATTATCGTTCGGGTCTATAAAAAGTACGCAGTTAGACAACATCCAAGACAGCACAGGGTCACTCCCATGTATGAGGGTTTTAGCCTTGACCGCCTTCTCTAATTCCTTGGAAGGGTCTGACATAGCCATAATGCCCTGATTGAACTTAACCATCGGAGCGCCCTTCTCTATCAATGAGGCTGATAGCTGTGTGGCACCGTAGGCATCATAGGCAATCTCTCGGACGTTATATAAGCCCATAGCTTTCTCGATATCAGCCTCGATATAGCTTAGGTCTGTGATGTTCCCTTCCGTAGTCTTTATGAAGCCTGCATCGTTCCACTCGCGGTACTTAGCACCGATATAACCCGTCGCATTATTGACAGTATCTTCGGGTAGGTAGTGCTGTATATATGGGTAGAGCTTCCCGTCCTCTACGAACAGTAAGGCGCACGACGCGAAGTCAGATACACTAGCTAGGTCGAGGCCTATGTAGCAGGGCTTGCCCTTGAAGTGTTCTATAGGTGGCCTCTCGCCTGCTGTAGCCTCCCAATCTTGTGACGTTAGCCAAGCTGAGGAGCTAGACATCCATTGATTCAGACGTTTAGTTCTAAAGTTGGTCTCAGCACTTGGGGACTCCATAGCCTGTCTAGCCATGCGCTCGAGATCATCAGGGAATACAGATATACCATAGCTAGGATTAGCTTTCTTCCAGACTTCGGGGTCTTTCCAATCGTCGCCCTCGTCTATTGTCCATATGGCCGCGAAGAACGTATCGTCCTCTACGTCTAGGTGTGGATCGATAACTTTCATACAGTATTCGCGTATCTCGTAACAGATTCCCTCCCGATTCGTCCCTGCTGTAGTGATAGCGAAGATGATCGGCTGTGCCCTCGCGCCAGAGGCTACATTTAGGACCTGCCATACGTCATCACGGAGATGACAATGTAGCTCATCAACTACAGAAAAGCTGGGACTAAGCCCCTCTAGCGATCCAGCATCAGAACTCAGAGGAACAAACTTAGAACCAGAAGCCTCATGTAGAATTACCGATCTGTGTACTTTTAAATGCTGTGATAGTTGGGGTGACTTACGAACCATCTGGGAGGCGTCCCCATGTACGATACGTGCTTGATCTCGAGTCGTGGCCGCGCTATAAATTTCGGCAGAATTCTCAGAATCAGCTATTAATCCGTAAAGGGCTAAACCAGAACAGAACGTAGACTTACCAGACTTTCGGGGTACTTCGACATAAGCGGAACGAAAACGACGATAGCCGTCAGATGATCTCATCCAGCCATATAGCTGGGAGACAATAAATATCTGCCAATCAGCAAGCTCTAGCGGTGTGTTAGCTAAGGGGCCTTTAAGATGATTCAAGAATCCGAAGAACTTTATCACCCTATTTGCGGCATCAGAATCATAATAGAATTTAGACTCCCTGCCTGTGTATTTTTTGCGATCCTCTATCGCACGGGTACAAGCATAGAGCAGAGGTTTAGCGGCTGGTTGCTCACCAGACACAACACGCTCCGCATAGGCCCAGCCCGTAGAGTCGTGTTGTGACATAGTTGTCTCCTATGATTGACTTACTTAGCGGCCTTGGGTTTATTAGGCGCTGGCTTCTTCTTTGGTTCGACTTTAGGCGCAGGCGCAGGCGC